ACGCTGTCGAACTCCCCCTCGCCCACGGCGATCAGCAATTTCGCAAGGTTGGTCGAGCGCAGGCTATCGCTGGCTTCGACCGGCGACTTCGGCTTGCTGCTGCCGCCCTTCTCGCCGTGGATCTCGATCTGTTGCGCTGCGCCCATGCTGTCCTCCAGGCATAAAAAAACCGCCTCGCGGGCGGTTGGTGTGTTGCTGTCCTGCTTAGACTTTGTCTTCAGCCAGGATCGAGGCCGAGATGATCATCCCGCCCCACCGGCGCTCGCCGATACAGATCGGTACCGGGTTGCCGCTGGCCGTGGTGTTCTTTGCGCTGCCGAAGGCATACGACGGGGCGTTTTCGGGAGATGCGCTTTGCTTGAGGCCAGAGGCTTGAGGGCTGAGCATTTGAATAACACCGCCGATTGCCATAGATGCACCGGCCGCGTACAAAAAAGGTGATGCGGCTGCAAACGGAGTGAAAGACAGCACATACGCTGCCGCGATCATTACTGTACCGACGATCGTCTGTAACCCACCGGCACGCTTGCTGCCAACAATCACTGGAACAATGCGGATTTCCCGTGTGCCGCCGAGATCGAATCCGTCCATCCCAATGTTCGCGCGGTTCCGGAAGATCGCAAACTTAAGCCCAAGGCGCTCCAGCCGCTTAATTTCCTCGGCGAAGCCATCAATCGTCGCATTGAGCGCGCGGAAAACCTCCCCGGCGGACCCGCCGTCGAGAAGGAATTGCTTGCTTCGAAAGAACTTCTTAGCGAGCGAACCGGAGAGCATCACTTTCGTCATCGGTGTGTAGGTAATTGCTGAGCACATGCCATTCTCCAGGCAATAAAAAACCGCCCGGAGGCGGTCTGTTCAAAGGGTCGTTGGCAGTATGTCGATCTGCCCATCGCCCCCGGTGAAAACTCGATATTTCTTGATCGCGCCGTCTTTCACGATCGCTTCTCGCTCCACTCGCGCAGCCCCCATGGAGCAGATACCAGAACCGGTGTAAGCCGCGCCGACGGAAACGGAATCAGGCGGCAGATAGAATGATGCCTTCTGGCCCGGCTCGAGCTTGGCGGCCTGTATTCCATCGATAAAAACCGCCATCGCGCAAAGGCTCCCGGTCTGCCCAGAGTCACGGATCACTTGCAGCGTCCCATATGCCCCTGATGGCTTTGCCTGGTACGCCGACAGCTGGCTAGCCGGCGCCTGCTTGGCCTCACTGGAAGGCGTTGGCGAAGTCGCACACCCCGCCAACAGCGCTACCGCCAATGCTCCTACGATCAATTTCATGCAGGTCACTCCTGTGGAAATGACCCACGATATCACCCTGAGAGCTGTGTGGGCATCCAGTGTGGACGAAAGCCCAGTAACGGAGCTGGATCCCATCGTAGTAGCGTTGTGCCTTCCATTTAAAGGAGTAAATGTATGGCGCAATACGCTTCTGATACCAGCAAATACATAACCCTCACCGACGAGCCTGGTGCAGAGCACTGGAAGAAGCTGTACGGCATAGGTTCAACAGTGCCCGTGTCCGGGATTTACAGGTGCAGGGGCTGTGGGGATGAAATCACCTCCAATAAAGACGACCCCTTCCCTCCCCAAAACAAGCATCAGCATGCGAACCCAAAGACCGAAATCTGGTGGGAGCTGATCGTTAAGACGCAAACCACCGGCTCCGGACGCTGATATCGAACAGCCAGTCCTTTGCCTGCAAGCCCAAGGACTGGGATTGCGCCAATTTCGGCGCGTTTATGACCTAGGAGGTCAAATGGAACAGCTTTCCCCTTTCGAGCAAGGCGTACTGATGGCGCTGGTATCACTGTCTGCGACCATTCGATCAACACCTGGCTTTGATGGCGCAGCACTCACAAAAGCCGCTCAATACTTTACTGATAACCCTGCGCAAGGCTGCGAGAGCGGTGCGGCGAAAACAGCTTACGAATGGCCGCTGAATATTCTGAAAACAGACCTGGCACAGCTCCAACAAATGCTCAACGCGGACAAGACCCGTAATTAATCTCTAAACTTCCGCTCTTCGTAAGCCGCCAGACCGGTTTGCCGCTGGCGGTTTTTTCTGCTGATTCGATTGCGCTTTTCATCTCTTTCTCCAACGGCTGTGCCGCATCTCATGTGCTTGGTTGTGCATCTTTGTGCCTGAGAATCAGGCGTGTGCGGTCGAGCCATGGCCCGCCGAACACGATGACCTCCGACGGCCTGCCGTACAGGTGGTGCAGCAGAAAAGGGCCGGGGCCGAACGTCGCCGCGTCCTCCCCTGGCAGCGCCGGGTCAGCGCCTAGGAAAATACCGGCATGATTCGGGTATACCGTGCGTCCCACTTCCATCACGATCATGTCGCCGCGTTGTGGCTGGTCGACTCGATAGAAGCCGGCGGCCTCGTAGTTCGCCTCATACAGGCTGACGTTGTCCTTGCTCTCCCACCAGCCATCGGCGCGCTTGAAGGATTCGAACTCCAGCCCCCATTCGCGCTTGTACCAGTCCGCGCAGACCTGCCAGCAGTCCCAGGCGCCGTGGACGAAAGGCCGCTTGAGCAGCGACACCTCACCGGCTGGCATGACCGTCCGAAGATCGCCTTCGGGCCAGCTCAGGATGTGCCAGGGCATCGCCGTAGCTTCGCACATGGCGAGGTCACGCGGTGACGGTCTGCTGGTGGCGTCCGGATGCGAATGCACCACGCCAATCACCTCACCGACGTCCTCGGCTGCTGCGTACTGCTCGGGGTCGATTCGAAACTCTTCGTTCGGCTCGGTCGAGATATTGATGCAGGGGAAGTATTGTTGCTTGCGTCCGATCGCCAGCAGCAGCCCGCAGCACTCTTTCGGGTACTCGGCCGCCGCGTGCGCCTGGATCGCATTCAAGATGTGCTTTCGCATGTCAGCTCCTTGCGATCAGGGAAACCGCTGGGAAACCACCGAACGGCAGCGGGTTTCCTTCACCGAAGCGCGGGATGCAACCCTTGCCCAGCGTGGCGTCGCACTCGTCCAGTTCGGGGTTGTCAGTGACTACGCCGTCCTTGGTCACGTACGGCCCGGTGTAGCCGCAGTTCGGCCCGCGATAGCCGCCGGTGAGACACCAGTGGCAAAGGGTTGTGGCCTGCCGGCCAATGGACTCGTTGCCGACGTCGCCAGGGCTGGCCAGTTCCCAACTGACGTTTTCCCCGTCCTCGTTCGTCTTCTGGTCGATGTACCAGACCTCGATCGTCTCCTGGGTCGGATCTGCCGTCGGATTGCCGGCCGGGAAGTTCGCCGCGTCGAGGTAGGTGCCCAGCGTATGACGCATGGTCAGCTTGAACTCGAGCAGATCCTCGAACGCGAGGCACAGCGCCGTGATGCGCACATTGACGTTGCCCACCGATAAAGTGGGCCGCACGGCAGTGCCGTCGCCGTTCGCCTCGATGCCGTCGATCTGCATCGGCCAGGCGCTGTACTCGTTGCCCTGCCAGTAGATGGCCTTCGCCGGCAGTTGGTCCGCGTCGTCGCCGGCGGCAATCAGCTCGGCCGCCGTGTGCGGAATCGCGTGGCCGTGGAAGCGCAGAACGTCCGCGCCGTAGTCCGTGCCGTCCAATTCAAAGAGCAGCACTTCGCTGCCAGGTTCAAGGACCTGGATGTCACTGATCAGCGGCATGATTGCCCCTTATGGTTGGAATTCCCGCTCGAACGTGGCGGTGAGTTTGAAGACCCCGCCGCCCATTGGTGTGGGAGCGGGATTTTTGCAGGTGAAAAGCCCAAGTTCGCCGAGCGGCGTTGTCCAGAGAAACGCTTTCGCGCCGGCGTGCCGGTCGAGGAACTTCATGATCTCCAGCACCGTGGCCTTTTGGCCGACGCAGGTAACAGGGTACGAGTCCTCTTTGTTGTTCGGGCCGTCGCCGACGTTCTGCGCGTAGCCGTTGCCAAACTTCGAGGTGCGCACCCGATAAGTGATATCGGGTGTTTCCCCGCGCTCGGTTGGCCAGGTGAATTTCTCGATGGCCATCAGGCCCTCCCATTTGCACGTCGGAAGCTTGCACCGCCTGGCTGCCAAGAGTCGGCCACAGCTCTTTCCGCCACGGCTCGCATCTGTGTTTGAAGGTTTTTCGACAGGGCTTGCTGGTCAATCTGCATGCCTTCGGAGCTGCGATCCTCGGTCACCACCGTCACCGGTGCGCTGATGCTGATCGCAGTCCCAGAGCCGCCGCCGGCGGCGAGAACACCCAGCTTGCCGCTGGAAGTCCGGGTCAGCGGCATGATCGCCTCCGGCCCCGCCTCCCCCATAACTCCCGTCCGGCCACCTTCCATCCCGAAGGCGGTCGGCGTGCTGACGATGCTGTTGGTGAATGCGCCGCCATTGGCGAACATTTGCACTCCGGACGACCAGGCGCCGCCGAGCGCTTGCGGGAAGTAGTTGCTGGAGTAACCCGCCGAGGACGCCCCGAGATTCGACGACGTTGCACCGGCAGATCCGGCCGCCAACCCATTACCGCCGCCACCGCCAGTGAAGTAGCTGGTGGCAGCACCGACAAGGCTGCTCAGCAACGCCGAACTGGCTTGACGGGTCGCGATCCGCGCCATGTCCGCCAGGATCGACTTGGTGAAGTCAGCAAACGACAGCTTCCCAGTCATGGCGAAGTTGACGACTGCGTCTTCCATCGAGCTGAAGGCATTGCCGAACAGGGTTTTCGTCTGACCGGCAATATTGCTCGCCGAATCCAGGTAGTTTGCCCAGGCTGATGTCGCGCCTTTGGTCCAATCACCCTGCGCTGCCTCCACATCCGCGTAGTTCTGGCGGATTTGGTCGGTGGCCGCCTTGTTCGCGTCGGCGAGTGCCTGCGACTTGCGGGCGAACTCCTCCTCCGACATATTCCGCGATGGATCTGACTTCTGATTCGCGAGTTCCAGCGCTTGTTGTGCGAAACGATCTTGCTGGCTGTTCAGCTCGTTGTTGAGAGCGTTCTGGCGATCGCCCTGGCCGACGCCGAGAACGGCGCGCTGCCCAGCCAATTCCAGAGCCCTCTGTTGCTGGGCCAAGGCTTGGACGTAGGTCGTGATCGACCGCTCTTGTCGAGCAAGGCGACCGGTCTCGTTCGTAGCTAGAACCTCAAGCTGGCTGTCCGCCTCTTTCTGCGCCTTGACCATCCCGGCTCGCGCATCAGCGATCTTCTGGTCGAGTTGGATGCTTTGCGCAGCAGAAGTGGTTTTTTTCGCCTTCGCGGCTTCCAGTGCGGCAATCTCCGCCTCGTAGGCCGCAGTCACCTCGTCGCGCTCGTTGCCGATCAGCGCTTCGCGCTTCAGGGCATAGTCGGTTTGAGAGACCAGCCCAGCCTTCTGCGCGGCGTCCAGTTCCTTCTGGGCGTTTTTGTACTCTTCGCTGATGGCTGCCAGGTTGTTCTTGGCATTGTTGAAGCCGGTCAAATCGACCTGATTTCCGGCAGCCTTCGGATCCTTGAATTGGTCGTTGATGTTCGCCAGGTTCTTGTCGATCGCGGCCTGATTCAGGCGAGGGTCGTTGGGCGCGACCTTGCGGATATCTTCGAGCTGCCGCTTGTACTCCTTGATCGCCTCGGTACGCTTCTGTTCATTCGTCCACGCAGACTTGGTGAGTGCATCGATCTTGCCCATGGCGGTAACAGCTTCGCCCTGGGCTTTTGCCTGTTCCCCTTCCCATTTGGCGATGTCGGCTTCCGCTGCCTTCTGATCCTCCAGCATGTTGAGACGATTCTGGTAGAGGTCAATCATCTCCTGCTTGTTCTGGAACAGACCAACATTGCCAGACTGGGCCGATTCCAGATTGCGCCGAGCCTGCTCGATATCGGCGTTGATATCCGGCCGGCCAAGGTTCTTCAAGTTGTCCGCCGCACGCGCAACGGCGTTGTAACCTTTC